TCGATATCAGACAACTCGTCGGTATGTGTGAACTGGTGTACAGGGTACTCCGCAATCTTATTGAATGCGTCTACGATTTCTTCTTCGTTCTTACCTGTGCGGGGCGGACAACCATAGGTATCCCATGCGTCTTTTATAACCTTTCGCATTTCAATAACCCAGTCACGAAACTCATCTGGTCTCATGTTAAGCAAATCTTCAAAGTTACAATTAATATGTGAGTTTATCACATGTTCATTGCGTTCATAGTAAGGTTTGATTTGTGTCGTCATTACGATCTTTCTTTATATACTCTATCGCTCGTTTAAGCAATTCAATATTATCGTCAAAGTTTCCTAAGGCTCGGTTACACTTATGACACAACCAACCTCTGAATTTTTTTGTTTTGTGATCATGATCCAAGCACCATGAATTGCCTTGTATCTCTGTTACATTTTTTTCACATATGGGACAGATGTGTGTTTCTTTTGGTTTGCTTTGTTTCTCTCTTAGTTCTTTGACGAGTTTTGTTGCTGAACGGGCGCACTTCCTACACTCACCTCGTAGATAAACTCCCCCGCTAGAAGGACCAAAGTTTGACTTGGGTAATTCCTTTTTACACTTGGTGCATTCTTTTGTTTCTTCTTTTACATCATTATCAAATAAACACATTTATTTCTTACCATACAATTCCGCATGACCTTCAAGAAGAAGCATATCGTTCAGACTTTTTCCGTCGATATAAATCTCACCAAGATACCTACCAAACTTACCTTGTTCTTTACCTGTTCTTACTATACATTCAGAGCCAACAGGAAGAAGATCCATGACAAACTCCTTTGCCTTCAATCCCCGTTCACGTTCTTCTCCTCTTGTTTCCCATGCATCAACACCATAGAAACGAATTCGTTCCTTTCTAATAATGTTAAATCCGCAGTCAACAAGAAGATCTACTGTGTCCCCGTCAACAACTCTTTGTACAGTTGCTTTATAGATGTATTGTGGTTTCATTTCTTTCATTTATTTTATCCTACTGAAGTTGTTCTTCTTTTCAAAGACGATGTGGTTTTGGAATTTATCAGTCATAGTATCCGATTTATGACTGATTACAAATATATTAGCACGACTACCGAAAGTTGTTAGTAGTTTTAAAAACTCTTCAGTGCCAACTGCATCAAGACTCGAATCAAATACCTCATCAAGAATTAAGAGATTGCAGTTTACACTATTCTTAAGTCGTGCAATCTCACGCCAGGCAAGAAGAAGAGATAGATCAATACGCAATCTTTCCCCTTCACTAAAACTATGATAAGAGAATTCATCTCGATGTCTACTCTTGATTGTCTCGTTGAAGTTTTCATCTAGATTAAATTGACAGAAGAAATCCATATCTGCAAGATACTTATTAATCAACTTGTTCATGATTGGCAAGTAGTGCTTGATGATTTTTGATTTTATACCACTGTCTTTTAACAAAGTAGATGCAATTGCAAGGTAATGTTTGTCTTCTATGAGTTCTTTTCTTCTCTCAACATGAACTTTACCTTCGCCTAGTAATTGTTGCAATTCGTCTTTTGATTCTTGTACCTCTGAACCTTCATTGAGAATAGACTCAATATCGTTTTGAATCTTTCTTGTGTACCGAGAAGATACGCTTATCTGGTTTTGCTTTTCTGATATAGTTCTTTCAATTGTATTAATATCTTCAACGACAGTATTGATTTCACCCAGTCTCTTTTCTGTGTCTTTAACCTTGGAGTTAAGATCAACGATTGCGTTTTCAATTTCTTCTTGTTCCTGTAACATCTCCTCCCACACATTTTTCTTGTGGTGTTCTTGGATGTTTTGCTTACATGAAGGACATGTATCGTTGTCTTCATAGAACTTGGCGTTTTTTGTTATACCCTTTATCTTAGACTTTAGTTGTCCTTCTAATGTTTCCATTTTTATTAGGGATTTGGGAACTGCATCTACATCTTCAATTTGCTTTCTAAGCATTGAAACCTTAGACTGTAGTTCCTTGATTTCTACTTCCAAATCTTCTATTTGCTTCTTTGATTCTTGAATTTCAAGTTCGTATTTTTCTACGGAGTCGCTTGATTTCTTTTCTAGAGTGTCAATTAACTTTTGTTTTTCGTCTACCTTACTCTTTGCGATCTCAATTTTTGTATCGATGTCCTTGACATATTCTTTTGTCATTTGAAGTCTTGCACGAACAAGAGTATTCATTACAGAAAAAACATCAATGTCTAGTAAGTTTTCTACGACAAGTCTTCTGTCTGTTGTACTGAGTTGCATAAAGGGAACGTAATTAGAAGAACCAAGAATTACTACTTGACAAAAAGACTTATATGTCATCTTAAGAATTTGTTCTTCTAGTATCTTTTGATAATCCCTAGTCTTAGAGTCTTGATCTAAGAGATCTCCATTTTTGTATATCTCAAACTTCTTTGGTTTGATGCTACGGAATACTCTATATTCATCACCACCCACTTTGAATGTAATTTCTACTTCACATTCTTTCTCGTTGATTGTATTGATAAGTTGTGGAATCTTGATACCACGAAATGACTTACCAAACAATGCAAAGGTAAGTGCGTCCAACATCGTAGATTTACCGGCTCCATTATCACCAGAAACCAGAGTATTGTTATGTCTAGTAAAATCTAATGTAGTTTTGTAATTTCCTGTCGATAGGAAATTCTTCCAAGTTAATGTTTGGAATAATATCAAACCGTTTTCTCCGAATACCACTTTGGAATATTACCGTCTTTCCATTGTGCGAAGTATGACTTTTCTATGATGTAGTATTGTCTATATGATTCTACAACAGATTCAGTCTTGCAGTGATCAGGCATACACTTGGGATGTTCTGTCAAAATCCCGATTGGTAGTTCTGGTCGATTTTCATTGCACCACTCAATTACTCTTTGTGACTTGTGAGTCTTGTCGTATCGCCTAGTATATTCTGCACATAGTCCCATTGCATGATCGATCAACCACTCATAGTTTTCCGTACTGGCTCGAACCCACTTGGTACATGGGTGATTGTAAAATGAACGCTTATATGGAGCCGTGCCTTCTGGTTGAACAGCACACAACATCTGTGCAGATTCTAGAATCATTTTTACTACATGTTTATCACATGCATAGTTTGCGGCGATCACTGGGTTTTCATCAAGTACAAAAATATTCATAGGGACAAACTCTCCATGTATAGATCTTTAATTAGGCGTTTCATTCTATCCTTGTCTTCAACTTCTTCGATAGAATCTATTTCGTTATTTATAATTGTAACAGTATCTTGTGCTAAGTCAAGTATTTCTTCCTTAGTCCACGAAGATTCTTCAAAATCTTCAACCACTGTAATTTTAGAAACGCCTACTTCATATAACTTATCCATATATCGGTCGAAACTGTATGGATGTTTTTTAGTTTCTACAAACAGTTTAACATACGAATCCTTTAGGTACTCCAGTTTGTTTAAGTTGTCTGCCTCTATTGGACCATCGGAATCGTCATATTGAAGAGTGTGGAACATCTTGTATGGGTTTTCAATAAATTCCATTTCTCGGGTGTCTGTATCAAACACATGAAAGCCTTTATTTTCGTTTAGATCAGAGAAGGTGATTTGATACTGGGTTCCCATGTAATAGACGTTGCCTTTTTCTTGGCGACAATGAAAGTGTCCAGAGAAAACCTTTTCGTATTTATTAAACATTCCGGGATCGGTTCCACCACCATTGAAGTTAACGCCTCGCATAACTTCGTAACCTTCTAGTTCTAGGTGACCGAATAAGATAGGAGCCGGTGCAGTCTTAATGAATTCAATACTTTCATCCATGTTATCCTTGCTCACCCACGGAAGAAGTGCAACGTCTAACCCATCAAAATTTACCACGGCAGGCTTTTCATATAGAACCAGATCGCCGTTGAATAATTCTCTTATAGAATTTATTGCATTTGTATTTCTGTAATACACATCATGGTTACCAAGGATACAATGCATTTCTACACCTTCATCCTTTAACCTGTCCATGATCTTAGAACGAACTTGATTTAGTATGCTAAAGTTAACAAACTTTCGTCTATCCATAAGATCACCAGCATGAATTACTGTTTTGATATTATGTTTTTTCATGTAGGGAAAGAACACATCATCAAAAAATTTCATGAAGTAATCGAAAAAAAGTTGAGAATCGCCTCTTGCACCGAAGTGCGTATCATTAATTACTGCTATCTTCACTTGGGGGTTCCTCTTCAAGAACAGAATCTAAATTGGTAGTGTTTTTCTTTTTACTCTTTTTCTTTTTCTTTTTAGGAGTAAAATTCTCTATGTCAGTTTCCGTAAGTTTCATCATACTGGCATATGGATTTTTTGCGGTATCGTACTTATCTTGTATTTGTCTTTTGAAATCTTCAGGGATTACTCCGTTTTGATCCATGATTTCAAAGCACCTATATTTAACATAGTCTTGTTTCTTTTCCTTCTGTATTCGCCGAAGGAATGCATAATAAATTATCTGAGTAAAATATGAGAATGGATTGTCTGACTTGTCTGGATCAAAATTGGTAGCATACATTAGACAATTTTCAATGCCATCGCCTACCATTTCTTCTCTGTATGGATAGTTGATAAAGTTAGGTCTATATGAAAGATGCTCTGCGATTTTAAGAAAGCACTCTCCGATATAGTCAGTAACCGGAGGTTTACCTTCACCAGCCTCTTCATGTTCCCGAACAACGACCTTCCATTCTTTCATTGCTTCAAAGAATTCTTTGTTGTTCACATAATGTGCAGATGTATCTTTTTTGTCTTTTTTACTCATGAATATATTATACTCTTTTTTTCACTAAAGTCAAATGTTTTTCTTGACGACTTTTAAAATAGTGTTATAATTTCTTTGTCCGGTTAATAGAATAGTATTAATTACCAACCAAACATATCATTATCTTGATCTGAATCAACATCAGTTTCAGTTTCTTCTTCTGATTCTGATGAGCGAAGATTTTTAGAATCTTCAAACATCTTATGAACAATATCTCTTATGTCATCGGGATCTATTTCTACGGTAACATTATCTATTACTTCATCTATATCTATGTCTTCAAGAGAGATTGATAATTCTTCTTCTGCTTCATCTATTATATCTTCTAAATCTTCTTTCAGATCATGCTTTTTTAATTTTTCTAGAAGATCGTCCATAAATTTTGGATTGTCTTCTTTTTCTTTTTCCTGATCATACAGGTTACTTACCATATCGTTAGGCTGGGTAATGGAAATTACTTTGTCTCTAGGAATTGTAACTTTCTGATCTGTAGAAAATTCTAACCAGTTTCTGAATATCAATGCCTCTTTTCTAAAAGACATCGAAAGCGGTCCTCCTTCATCCAGAAGGGTAACGACCTTCATTTGAAAAGGTCTGTAAACAGTAATTGCTTTTGTCGCTGATTCAGTGACTTGTGCAATTAGATTGTCTCCGCTAGAAAGATTTATGATTCGATATAATGTCTTATCATTCATAATTGATTCCCTTTTATATGTAGGGAGATTTGTTTAAATTCAAATCCCTCTGATTGATAAATTTTTAATCTTCTCTCAAAGTGGTTCAATGTGTGGTTCTTGTACGACTTCCAGTGTATATCATCTGCAATGTCATATAATTTTGCCACATCTTTATGTTCGGATTTACGCAACTGTCTACCTATGCTTTGTAGGATTCTAATCCTGCTCTTCGACGGTGATGCGAATATAATGTTATGAAGTCGCCTGATTGAGATACCAGTACTGAAAGTTCCGTAAGAGGCAACAATGATTGCATTGTCTTTCTTTTCTGTGATCTTCCTGATCTCTTCTCTGAGTTCGACATCGGTTCCACCAAAAACAAAAAATACATCTCTACCGTCTCCTGCTTTTTTCTGTATCGATTCGAAGAGAGGCTTACCATGCTTCTCCACATACTGAAACAGGACAAGTGTATTGCCTTTTAGATTTACACTAAGATCGGATATGAAATTGTTTCTGTTTTCGTTCGTCACGATCCAGTCGATTTCGTCTTGGTACTTCATCTTTTTATTTTCTTGACGTACCTTCTCTGGGTAGTTAAGAAGAAGACAATCGATTTTTAGTTTAGACAGAAGATCCTTGTTCATTAATTTCTTGGTAGTGGTGACATGTTGCACTCTACCAAACAAACCTTCAATTACAAGTTTATGTGTAAGTGAATCGTCTAGGGTTCCTGTCGTGCCTATTCTGTATGGACACTCTAGTAATTTTGTCATTAGAGTGGTGAGTGACTTCGACTTGAACAAATGACACTCATCACCAAATGCAGCATGGAAGTTAGAGAAGTATTCGTACCCAAGTTTGTAGATGCTTTGCCATGTGGAGATGATTACTCTCTTGCTGGACAATTTATCTTTACCTGCAAATACACAGTGGCAGTTTTTCTCTGCTTTCCATTTATCATCAGACGAATACTCAGCAAAATCAGAAAGCATCTGACGAACCAGAGATGTGGTGGGAACAATGATCAGAACTTTTTTGTCTGGTGGAATTATATCAAGGTAGTACCGAACCAGTGCATAGATGATTAGGCTCTTACCGGATCCTGTTGGAGATAGAAGAAGACACCGATCATTATTGATAGCGTGAGTGACTGCTTCGATTTGGTGTTGGTGTGCTTCAATAGAACTACCACCTGCAACTGGTTTCAGGTGTTCGTTGATAAACTTCTGAATGTGTTCTTCTTTTACCGAACCCTTGGATATGATTGGTTCTGGTTCTATTATCTTGTAGTTTCTGTCTCTGGCAAATTTAACGACGTAATCATACAACCCAGTGTATATGGTTTGCTTGTATATGTTGTATAGTTTGATCTGACCGTCCCAGAGTTTGTTGCGAAAGGCAGGCATATATTCGTGACCGGGAACTTTAAATGTAAAGAAATCTGAAAGTTCTTTAGCGGTGCTTTTGTCGCATTCAATATGAATGTTAACCGAATCAATGTTTGTAATGACGAGTTCGCTCATTACACTATTTATGGGCTAAAATCTTTCCCATTCACTCGAACGGATATATTGTTTCCTATTTTTCCGTCCCAGAGTTTTACCTGTATTCCCGCCTCTTTAATCATGTCCATACCAAGTTTGACGGACTCACTCCATCTGTCGTTGACGAGATCATACATCTGCTTGTGTCCAACGACTGCTGATATCTTTGATTGTATAATGGCTCTTGCACAATCGGTACAGGCAAACCAAGGACAATACATCACAAGTCCCGTTGTACATATACCCCGTTCAGCACATTTGTATATTACATTCCGTTCTGCATGTTCAATATACTGGTATTTCTGTGGGGGAGTCCACTTGTCCTCCGAATCGGAAATACCACTGGGCAAAGCGTTCACGCCCCATCCTATGACTCCTGAGCCCTTCTGAACGAGTATTGCTCCGAGTTGAGTAGAAGGATCTTTGCTATATGCTTGTGCATACTGGTAGGCATGTCTCAGGTAGATACGACACATAGCATCATTTTCTAATAACGAGGATACCTCACTGTCCATTGATGAACTTTCTCCACTCAATGGCACCTTTGATATTCCATTGTCTGTTGTTTACAGACTTAAGAATGGCATCCAGATAGTTAATCTTTTCTTTCTGGTATGCTTGCTTGTTGAGGAGTTTCTGTAGATCCTCGTCAGAGTCCATGTACAGATCAATGTCTTGCTTGAGAATCTTGAGTTGGAATGGTTCCCAGCCATATTCATCAAGTTGATCCTGATCTAGTTTCCCTGTATAGTATTCCCACTTCATCTTCTTCAGCCTATAGTAGTCGCTGTTGATTTTCTGGAGGAGAAGTTTCTCGTCCATATAGATGTTGAGGTACTTGCTATGAAGTTGAGGAATAGCCATCGATTCGATATCAAGTTCGGTATCGTCGATAGGCATATCTTCTGCCACCAATTGTTTAATGCTGCTTATATCCATGTACTAAGTATATCACAAATAAATCAGAAGTCAAATTAAAAATTGAAAGTCGAAACCCCTGTTGGATCAATTCCTGTGCCGTCAGAATAATTTTCTAATTCATATGTTGGCATAAATTGTGGATTAAGAGTGGGGTTGTACGGATCAACCACAACATCAGGATCTTGCGGTTTACCATAAGACGGACCGTATGGAGTATTTTGCCAGAAAGGACTGTCGAAATTAAACTCAAGTCCATTTGGGGTGGTATAATAATCTGGTATTCCGTCTCTGTCTGGATCAAGTGCGTCTCCGCCAGGAATAGGATAATAAGGATCTATTCCTCTTAAACCGGGAAGAGGCTCTGGTTTAGATTCTGGTTGAGGTTCGGAAATGTCAGAAGGATATGTGAAAGGATCACCACCGGAAGGTTGAATAAACCATTGTCCTGGTCCTATGGGATATATTACATCCCCATTAGGAAAACGTATTCCATCGTTTTCTCCAGTAGGTTCTCCTTGAGCGGGATCGTATCCAGGCGGATATTGATTATCACCAGATTGCTCTGCAAGTCTTAAAGATTCTCTTAGGTATCGTTTAAATTCTGACATGTTTACTTCCTCGTAAGTTGCAGAATTTTATCAATCTGCTTTTGAATCACTTCTGTTCGATTAGGCCAGCAGATATATTCTCTTT